GTCTCTGGGCCGAAACTGGCGGTCGGGCTCAGGCGGAAGGTGCGGGCGATTCGGGCGATGATTGAGGGGGCGTTCGGGAAGTCGGACCGTTAGGAAGATCGGCCCAGTGCGTCACGAATCCGAATGCCCAATGACCCGGCAACGTGGCCCAGCAGTTTAGCTTGTATCCCACGCGAATGGTGCCATCGATGTTTCTCATCAGCACGGCTTCGCCAAGAATAGGGGGCCGCTTGCCCGCGTCGATCCACTCAATCTCTTCTTTCATGCCGACACCACATCAATATCTTGGTTGACCTTTTCGAGCACCCGAGCCTTCGCGAACGACTTGAGCCGATCGATCACGGCCCGCACGTCGTTCGCCGAGTTGACCAGAACATCGCGATTCGCGTCGAACTTGTGCCGGCAGAAGAGCGTGATTTCATAGCCGTCGCCATCATTGGGCAGCAGCTTGTCGACGCCCTCGATGTGAGCCGCAATCGCCAGCCGCATCGCCTCAAGGGGATGTTCGCTGCTTGGGTTTCCATCGCTCATGCGTGCCTCCCCTGTGGTGTGCGGCCGGTGCCCGTTGTTTCTTCCGCTCTTGCTGCTCGATTCGCCGCGTCGGATCGGTGCTCGCGTCCGTCACGCCGTCGCTCATGTGATCGACGATGCCTTTGCAGTCTGGGCAAACGTACTGATCGCCCACGAGTTTTGCGCGTCGACCACAGAGCGGGCACTTCGGCACCGCGTTGATCGCTCGAATTGGCTCGCTGTACGTGATCCGTTCGCACAGCGGGCAGCGGAAGCCGATCAGCTTGCCGCCTTCGTAAAGCCGCTCCATCGGCACGCGACACTTCGGCTGGCAAAGCGGTGGATGGCCGATGGTCCACCGCATGCCGTCGGTGTGGTTGTCGCTCATCTCCGCTCCCAAGTCTCGGCATTGTATCGATCGCGCCATTCATTCCGGTCTTTTGTCAGCCGATCGATTTCATCGATTAGCTCTAACGCTTCTCGGTAGCCGGGACACGGAAACGGAGGCGAATTTAAAACATCGCTTTGCTTCCAGCACAATGCGTTGCTGCGGATTTTGGCCAAGCGGTTCGGCGTCATGGCTTGGTGGTCGCCGGCACGGCCGCGACCGCGGGGACCGCTGCAACGGGCGTTGTTGCAACCGGAGCGACCTTCGCCAGCGTGGACGTGAGCCACGGCCCAATTGATGAGACGAGAGCGGACGCGATCGCGGCCCCAGCCCCGGACGGCAGGCCGACCGTGCTGAGCTTTGCCGTCAGGGCGGTTTCAAGCGTGGGCAGTTCGGCCGCGAGCTTCGTCAGCAACTTGCCCGCTTCGGTCGACGCGAGCGATTCAATCTCCGGTTCAGCCGCGGTGAATGCCGATTCAATTTCGCTGCCGATTGTGCCGAGTTTCGCTTTCAGGTTGGACGCGAGAGTCATTGTGCCTTTGCTCCTGTTCGATGTGAAAGAAAAACTGCGGCCAAAATTGTCCCTGACCGCAGGTCGCGGCACGTCCAACAAGGATGCCCGCTTTCCCGAGATTCGTCACCGGCGGGGATCGAACCCGCATCACACGGTTGAGTTTGCACCCGGTTTCCCGGAGGTTTCTCCATGGCCGTGCATCCTACCAGTTAGACGAAAGTGACGACGCTCATTTTTATCGCGACCAATTGCGGGGTGAACGAGCAAACCCAGTCACGCTTTCAATTAGTTTCCGGCTGGAGTCGAACCAGCACCTCACTCAATGACCACCGGATTCTCACCCGGATCGGCGTGCGTGCACCACTGGCACTACGGAAACTACGGTGCTTTTTCGCGACACCCACGCAGGGCCAGATTTTCCCCTGACAGCGGTTTGAAACGGACCACTTACCGTACACATCTATTGGTCAACCCAGTGGGAAAACCCGCGTTTCAAGTGATTCGATCTTATTAAACAGCACGCCCATCCCGAAAAGAATCTGCTCAGCAATAATGGACGTACGCGAACTTTCTTGATCGAGTAGCTCTTTGAGATAAGCCGGATTTGGCAAAAGCTTTGCACACGGTTCGCAGTAACACGATTCGCCGCTCAGGGGGCGGTCGCAGAGATAGCATCTTGTTCTCATTGCACAGTCAACGCCAGCGGCTTCGGGGCTTTCACAATTCTTGTGTCCACTTTAACAAACGACGAAACAACATGCTCAGCGATGCTCTGCTCTTGCCGCCGAAACGCGGTCCCGTCGCCCAATATGCCGTACTGAGCGTCGGCCATTTCAAACAGCCACTTTGACTTGATCGCGGCCTTCCGGGCGTCATTCGCTTTGTTCGATTGGCCAAGGGCTTCGTACTCGGCCTTCAGCAGCTTCGACTCATCGCTCAGGTCGACGGCCTTCCCGTCCTTCAGACCGAACATGCTCTTGATCGTTCCGAGCGTCGAAGCGTGATCCCACGACGGCTCCGGGGCTTCGTGGTCGGCGAGCTTCCGCACGAATTCGCGTTCAATCTCGACCATGCTCGCGATCAGCCGCTCGTTTCGCTGGACGCGATAGATTTTGAACGCGGCACCGATTATGACCGGCACCCAGATGACTTCCAATTCAAGCACGGCACACGCCTGTTGACATTGGACGTTATAGCTCGCCGGAATGTCGTCGGTCCCCGGCTTGCCCCATTGATCGGCCATGAACTGATTGGTCCGCTTGGCTTCGATGCCGTGCGGCTCCGCGATCACGAGTCCGTCGGGACTGACAGTCATCCAAGGCCATTTCTTGCTGCGATAACTGGGCGGCTTTTGTGTGTAGACCTTCGTGCCGGTTTTAGCTCGGAACATCCGCAGAATCGCGGGCTCGAAAAACTTCCCCATAAGCATCGAGTCGTTTTCGTCGGGCTCGGGGTCGAGCCCCAGCTTGCGGCGGTAGATGCTCAACGGCGTGTCGTATTCGCTCAGCCCGCAGACTGCCGCAGCTTCGGAACCGCCGACGCTGTTTTCGCGGGCCGTGTGCCATGCAAGAGAGCCTTGGGCGGCGACGACTTCGGCGGAGTCGAATTGCGGGAAGTTCGGCATGACGAAACCGATTCAGTTCTGTAACGCGAGAGCGGAACGCATGACCGTCACCGCGAAATCGAGAACACGCTCAATCGCCCGATCGCTCTTTGCGTTGATCGCCTGAGAAAATATCTGAGAACATCCGATGAACTGGATGGTCGTCAGCGAGGTTTTAACCCGTGAGATTTCGTAGCACAGGCTTACGAACTGGGCAGTCTGGGAACCGCCGTCGTCAACGCTGTTTATCCACCACAGGCATTCGTCGCAGCCGCACGCGACGAACGCTTCGCACGACTGGCGAAATTCTTCGGAGTAGAGTGCGAACGTCTCTTCAAACTGTTGGATCGACATGCTTCGTTCCAAATAGGCGAAGGGACCGGCCGGAGCCGAAAGGTCAGTAACGAAACCGACCGGCCCCTGTCGCAGACGCGATTCCGTTCGCTCAAACAACCGGACTCGCTTCCGGCTGAGATGGGTCGCTCTGTAGCTCTTCGCGAATCACGCTGATTGATCGGTCGGCGTCGATGCCCAGTCGGCAGTTGTTGGGACCGATTCGCACAACTGCGACCTTGATAATTGGATAGCCAGGAACTTTAATCAGGATCGCTTCGTCTTTCTTTCTCGAAAGCACCAACATTGTGAATCCTTTCATGCCCGCATGTCGTTTCGCTCTGCCCCTGTTTAGCATTTCACCGGGCATCGGGTCAAATTTTATTTCACGAATTTCTCCGAGAGAAGTTTATGTGTGCCAGCGATGGCCTTAACTCTAAAGCGGCCCTATCGTAAGCAGCGGCGGCCTCTTCCTCGGTGTCGAACAGGCCCAATTTAATGCGTTTTCCGAAATGCGTAATCTTGGCCAGCCAGCGACCGTTTCGCGTTTTAAAAACTCCTTTAAATCTCGATGTCTCGTGGCCGCGGCTGCGTTTTCTCGTATTCCATTGCTGTTCAGTATTGGTAATCCATCTGCAATTTCCGGGCTCGTAGTTTCCTTCTACGTCGATCCTGTCAATTCTCAGCCCTTCGCAATATCCATTGCTAATCGCCCATGTGATAAAAGTTGCCGGATCTTTCCATTCATTGCAGACTTCTATTCCCCTTCCCCCATAATTGGAAAAGCCGGGCGTTTTCGGATTTTCGCATCTTCTTCTCATGTCCTGATACGCCCTATAAAGCGGCGTTCGCGACATTCGATGAGTGCGTTTTCTTCCTCCGTGAACTCCGGATAGTACAGAGCATTTGATTCCGCAAAATCTTCTTCTGAACGATGGCGGCGCGAAGAATTGTTTTCCGCAATGTTCGCAAT